CAAAATTTTCATATGACGCTTTCAATCTTTTCTTTTAACTTGTGTCTTGAATTCAGTAAATACAGGTGCTTCGTTTGGATTTTCTAAATCAAATAAACGTTTTACTGTTTTAAAAATTTCAATATTTTCTTCTTGTGTACGAGATGGTAAAATCATTTCCCATCCTTTACCTTGCATTTTATCTTTTGAACCTTTACGTTTGGAAGATTTTAACCACAAGATACCTGTTTTATCAGGTTTAACACCAAAACATTCCTCGTAACAATGAGCATAAACTGCTGCTTGCAATTCATAAGTAGTTTGAATATGATTAGAGGTTTTATGGTCAATAATCCATAAAGAATTATCAATTCTACAAACTAAATCTGTTGTTCCTGCTACTTTAAGTGTATCTGAGTAAAGATGGATTTCTTGGTCAATTAATTCAGGTTTATGGGTTTCCCAGAAATCAACAAAACGTAAAAACATTTGCCAAATATTTGGGTCATATTGAGGATTACCAAATTGATTTAGAAAGTTCATTTCTTTACCTTCTAAATACTCTTCAATCATTTCATGTACTTTAGTTCCATCCTCAGCTGCTTTTTTTACAATGTAATCTGCTGATCGACCCATATTTTTAAGCCATTCTTCAAAGTGTTTACCTTTTGGATAAGAACCTAAAACGTGAGTAATTGATGGATAATATTCTCCATTTCGTCTGTAGTATCTGGAATCTGGAAGAGTGATTTGTTTTGCATCTTCTGAGATTTCAAGGATACGATTGTTGACTACTTTTACATTTCTTTTTTTCATAAGAATAATTTTTTCTCAAGTAAACCTGAGAAGGTTAAGGGGTAAGTTTCTTGTATAAGTTTTGTAAAATTATTAAATCCCATTTCACTTGGGTCTTTATCTTGCATATCAACTAGATATACTTCTTTTCCTTCCTGCATTAATTTTTCACAGAAATCTAAAGCTTGTTTTTGAGCATCTTTATCAAGTGCAATATAAATTTTTTCAACCGAAGACATTACTATCTTCTTCATTAATTTTGTTTGTATATTTTTGCCTAGTAGCGGTATAACATTTCTTTTAATGGAGATGGCGTCAAATGGTCCTTCGCACAATATAAGCGGTAATTCCCAATTTATAAACAACTCAAATGGTATTATATCACGCGATACAGATGGATTTCTATATTTTACTGAGGGTTCTTTTTCAAATGAACGACCTGTAAAATAGTTTATATTTCCTCGTTCATCAAATGAAGGAATAATAACCATGTTAGCATATCTTCCTGTTTCACAATATCCAATACCGTACTTTAAAATGTCTTCTTCGGTAATACCTCTAGATTTAATATAGGCAAGAGCATGTCTTCCCATAATATTAGATTTCTGGATATTGGTAAGGGGTTTAAATTCTTTAGGGAGAGTGACTTTGGTTTCTACTTGAATATCTGTTTCAGGTCCAACATATTTTACAATAGCTTTTAGTTCAGCCATTGTTTCAGGTGGTACTTCTACTGCTTTAAATAATTGATAAAGTTTTTTACCTTTTTTATCACAAACCCAACAGTGCCAAGGATTTTCACCTTTAGAATTTTCAGACATATTAACCTCTAATTTTGGTTTGTGGTGTTTACATAACGGGCAATGGTAAGCATAATTACCACGAGCCGTTTGTTTACCAAAACCAAGCACAGAATTAGTCAGTGCAACTAAAGATTGATTTATCATAACGATAATATACTAATCTTCGTTTGCTACTCCAAAGTCACGTGTAAAAAATTTTCCTAGGATATTGTCGTTAAAATAGGTTTCGGGATATTCTAAAACTCCCATCATAAAAAGATACTTACATTCATAATAAGTTAATAATTTTTTATTATTAACTACCTTAAGAATTTCTCGTTTAAATTCGTCTTGTTTACCTTCTTTAAGAAGTGCTTGAACAGGTTTAGCAGAACCAAAATATGTTTTCCAATCGCTTTCTTTTGAAACTATTTTTGAGGCAGGTTTGCGACCAGGTCCGGTTTGCTCCGCTAATTCTTTTTTGGTTAATTTGCGCTTTATATTGTGATATAACGCTTTTTTTCCAATATATGCACGATTACTCGGAATGTGAGTAGTCACATATATAAAACCAAAACTATCTTGAGGTAATTCTTCTATTGAGGTAACCTCTTTACCTTCATATAACCAATTTTTCATAAAATTTTTAAATATTAAACTTGTAAATAACCTGTGTAGACTACACTTCCTGGGTAAGTTCCTGAAACCTCATCAAAAATTATTTCTTTATTTACATTATCCCATGTAACTTTAATAGAAGGAGCAGGATCATCAGTAGGATTAGCTGTTATAAATAAATCAGTGCCTATTCCATTAGGAATTGGAAGAGCGGGAAAATTTGCTACCCAGTCAACAGATGCCGAAGTTACACCAACTGAGGAGAAAGTAGCATATCCAACAATAGCATACATATCTCTTAAAGATCCTCCTTGAGGAGTTACTTTTACAAAATCTGAGGTTGAAGTATTTGCAGCATAAGATGCTGTAATAGCAAAAGAAGAAGTTGTTGCACGAGAAGCTGTAACTGTAAGGTTATTAGTAGCAGCATTATATTCTAAAAGAGAAGCTACTTTAGGAGAACGAATACCCGCTTGATCAACAAATGTTAAATAATGTGTACCACCACCTGTAACAGCTGTGGTAATTGCTGAAGCTGTACTTGCAAAACTTGCGGATACTACACTACCAAGTAATAATGATGCTGTTGCAGCATATGATGCTGAGGTTGCTGAACCTGTTATGCTTCCACTAATGGAAACATTATATGTTCCTGTTATACCTCCACCAGGTGTTAATGCATCGTATAATTGTAATAAATCATTTGGTTCAATTGTATTACCATTTGATATATTTGATGAATTTAAAGTTGCCATAATATTATCTATCTATGTTTATAAGTATTGTAGTATCTGTTGTAGGTGAAATAGGAAGTGGTTGAGATAATTTTCCAACTGCTAATAGATTTTGATATTCATCATATAATCCTATAGTTGTAATATAAGGACTAAAAGAAGAACCTGTTATATTACTATTTAAAAATTGTCCTGGGGTGTAAAATGTTCCTATTGAACTTGTAACAGCCGTACTTCCTGAAGTTGAAGATGGATTTAATGTAAAATTATATTCATTATCTCTTATAGTACATTGATATTGAGTTTCATATATTGTAAGAGAAGAAGAAAATGAACAAGTTACATTTGATCCTGTAATAAAACCATCAATAATAGCACTATCACCAACTCCATAAACTCCCGAACCATATAATGATACTCCATAACCATCTGCTCCTGGGTTAGAGTCACTTGTAATTACAGCTAAACCTTGAGGATAAAATATTTGTCCACAAATTTCACCTGAGGATGAATAAATTAAATTACCTTCACCATCATCATATATAGAACCACTTACACCTGACCAGGTGAAAGAATTAGGTAATATATAATTTCCATATAAACGAGAAGGAATAGATAATACTCCTATAACATCATTAGCCCCTGTTGGAAAATATTTTTCAAATGTTAATGTAGTTTGATTATAATTAAAATATCTCCCGGATGAATCTGCTGAACCTGTAAGTGCATTTCCCGCAGGATCATTTCCCGGAACTAAGCTTGCAGTATTTGCTGGGCTACCGTAACTAGAGCTTAAATAATTTGAATAGTATAATTCTTTGATTGAATTATAAACTAATCTTTGATATTGGGGAAAAACTATACCTGTTAAAGGATCAGTATTAGGATCAAATAAAGTTCCAGTAATATTAGTTCCTAAATACCTATCAATACCAACATCTGATCCTGTTAATTCATTTCCTTTGTAGGAAAATCCTTTACTAACCTCAAACGGGGTTATTATAATATCCGATGCTAAGAATTGTTTGTAGGCCCCCATTCATTTTAAAAATCTAGCTTAACGCGGATTAATGCTTCTGTTGTAAAATCTTTTGGTAAAGGTCTTGACAATTTAGCAACTGCTAATAATTGGTTTGTATCATTATATAAACCTACTGTTGTAATGTATGTTTGTGGATTATTAATAAATGATGGAAAAAATACTTCACCAGTAGATCCTGAAATAAATGATGGGTTTTCTGAGTAGTTATATTCTACACTTTTAGGTCTTACAAAAATAAAATCTGAAGTGATAGATTCTTGAGCATTAATGTAAAAATCATTACTTGAACCTCCTGTTAATGCTTGAACTAAGGAATTATATAATGAAGCATTAGGACTTAAATTAGGAGCAGCTGATGCTGATGCGGAACCACTGTATGTAAAGGCAATACCTCCACTAACTGCTGGTGCACCTAATGCTTTAGGATTTAATAAAATTGTTCCAATATCCGGTAACAACCAACCATAAGAACCTGAATTAGCTGAATATCCATCAGCTGTATTTCTTGAAGTAATTGTTGCTCTTGTACCTGTTGATCCAGTAATTAATTGAAAAACTCTTCCGGCTTCGGTAAATTGAACAGAAGATACATAAGCACTATTATCTGTTAAAGTAATTGATCCTCCTGAAGCTGAAAGGGTTAATGAAAGTGATCCTAAAAATAATGAATCTTTATATCTAGCTCTTTCAAAAGTTAAAGCATAAAACTCAGATGAAGTAATAGCACCAAAAATAAAATCAGAATTTTCATCTCCTAGTACTAAATCTTGCCATTGACCATAAATGGTACTTGTTGGAGAATATCCATTTACTGATGAGTTATAATTTAAACTACCACTACCAACTGAATTACCATAAGCAATAGCAAATTGAACTGATTCAGTTGTTGCTGAATTATATACGTTTATATAAAAATTACCTGTGGAACCAGCAACTTGTGCTGAGGAAGTAAAAGCTGATGTTAATGCAGGAGCGTTATTTGAAAATAAGGTTGATGAAATAGCATCAGTGCTTATTACAAAATCGGTTGGCTCTAATCTTGTGAATGACATGTTTTATATTTTAAGATACTTTAGTTACTGTTACTGGGATTGTTAATCTGGCACCTGAGTCTCTACCTTCTACAGTTAACGTAGCTTGTAATTGGGTATTATTTCCAAATAATGTATTAACAGTTGTTGCTTTAATATTAATTGTTGTACCAACAACAGTTTTAGATACTGAGGTACCTAGAGTTGTAGTAGTGTTAAGTGCTTGTGCTTGTGGTGTATTAATACCTACACCTTCAAATGTGCTAAATAAACGAACATCTGAAATAGTAGCTGTATATCCACTGGTTTCAAATGTATTGCCTCCTAAATAATTTAAGGTTTGAGGAGTAATAGCTAATGAAGCACCTTGTTTAATTACAATTGCATTGTAACCTAAATCAAGGATAGGCATTTTAGCTGTTCCACGAGGTAAAGTTACAAGTTTATATTTCATTACTTGTGTTGCTTGAGGAAATGCCTCTAATAAAGGCATATTTTCAATTGCTTGTCCATAATAAGCAGAACCTGATGGGTGGTTTGGATTATAAAGAGTATAATCAATTTCATCATCAGCTAAAGCAAATT